TGTTTACCCGGAAATACATTTTGTTGTAAGTCTGCTAAAAACTGTAATGTTAATGCTTCGAGTGGACCAATCTTACGACCAAGCTTATGATATAATTTTGTAAACGTATTATTTTGCATTTTTGTATTGGTAATTATTTTAATGTGATTGTGCGGCCTAGAATATAACCATTTGCAGTATAATGCAGTTCACGAGTAATCAGATTAGCTGCTTCTAATTCATTTAATGCAGCTATAACAGTTTGTTTAGTAACTCCGAGTAGTTCAACCATCTGTTTGTTGGAATAACAAATTTTATGGTCACCTGTTAATAATAACTTTAAATAAACTGTTTTTGTGCTGTCCTTTATTTGAGAATAAATCAGCTGTTTTAATTTTTGTGTGTTCATAATGATTTGATTTTTTTAAGTAATTGTTTACATACTATATATGCAGTACAGTATACAAAGTTTAACTATTTAAGCATTTATTCTGTAAATAATCTATTGATTCTTTCGATAGCTAACGCTTTAAGTATTGATAGAATCAATAGCTGACAGGTGGACCCAAAAAAGCCGACATTAAATATCGGCTTAAGTTATTAGTTATTAGTTACTACCAAAATCTGGTTATGTTATAGCATTTAATGCGGCCTTTTCAACTGCAAAATAAATTTTACGGTCTTTGCCACGGGTAACAGTTAATAGTTCGCCAATTCTAAATTCAGCAATTAATTTGCGAACAGTTGATTGTCCAAACGGTAATACTTGCGTAATCGCTTTTGTAGCAACTGTAAAGCTCGTTGATTCTCCTTGTAAAGATATAAAGTAAGCAATGAGTGTTGCTTGTTGTAAACCTAATTTATTTGCAAGGTTTAAATTTATTGATAATTCAGTCATTTAATTATGGGTTTAATTTAAAAACCCAGGATTAGGTCTCGAATCCAAATCCTGGGTAAAACAAAATAGCAAAATATTAAAACACATCAACATAGTATATATCACCTGTGATTATGGACGGTTTTGCCTTTGGTGTAATTCTTTAGTTAAACTTTTGATTTCAATAGTAAGATCTTTTACAGCAATATGCAGTTCATCAATCTTTTCATTTATATGAGCAAACTTTAAATTATATTCGCCTTCAAGTACTGTACATTTTTGTGTAGTTAAAGCTGAAGCTGCTTCAACTGCCTTTAGTCTATCCATGGTTGTCTTTAAAAAATATGCTATAACGCCTAAAGCAATTCCTAAAACATAAAAATAAATTTGGTGTTCCATTCTAATAATCAAGTAATTTTAGATAAAAAACATATTACTGTTAAACGTATTTACGTTTGCACAATGTTGATTTTTTATTAAACTGTCAGTATTTAATACATCTGTGAGCTCTGGATATAAAGCTTTGTTTGTCACCAAAAACTTAATCATTTGGTGTTCGTAGTTTTCACCAAGTTTTCGGTAATGTGCTAAAATTTGTGCAGCCCAAGCATCAGACGCCGGGCTCGAAAATTCGCCAGATTCAACCTGGATCCCCTTCGCCCTAATTTTATACCCTACACTATAAACAAGTTCACTAGAAGTTCTCCAAGCGATTGCTGGTTTCATATAGTCAGCTACTAAGATTTCTTCGTCAGGATTTAATGTCTGTGCGTTATACTTCACTAGTAAATCGTTGAAAAAATAAGTACCTAAAAGTGGACGCAGATAGTTTTCGGCAGATGTCCGGATCATTGGGGCAATAAGTTGGTCGTCAACTGACTCGCCTACGGGAGTATTTTGCTTAAGATATAGTGGACTTAAAAAATATTGAGACATAAATTTAATTTATTTTATTCCCGTACAAGTTATATTGTACAAGATCATTGGTGAATTGCATGAAGATCATTATATTGATGAAATACAAACTAAATAGTTTTATCTATAATTTCTTTTTCGATTATCTGATAATCATTGATGGTTATGGTGTTAACTATACCACCCGCAAGCAGCAGTTGAGTAAAGATATCAGTCATTTCTTCTCGAAGTGGTTTAATAACATTCTTTTCGAAAATACTGTAAGACATCTCAAGCTCAGTCGCATTCCCCAAAGCACCCTCATATTTTATCCCCATTATGCTGGGATTAATTGACCAAGCAAAACAAATCTGATTCTTGAGTTCTTTTGCTACACCATCAAACAGTGCATCGTTACTATTAGGGTCAACTTTTTGGAATTCTGGCAGATCGTCTTTTGTTACACCAGTTAAAACTAGGATTCTACCTGCATTTCCTGCACCTGTTGAATCTGCAATTTGTCGGCGGAACATCTCAAGTTCATCGACAGAAGCAAATTCTTTTGGTCGACGGATAACCATACTTGGGAAAACACTATTTTGGATATTTGCCTTTTGAAGAAATGCTATTTCAGAATCGAGTGAAGTCCAGTTCAGAATTGAATTATATCTGGGAATAGGATAGATATCCTGCCCAGGTGTCTCGTCTTGCACAACAAAAAGACTAACAGTCGCTTGAGTGCCAACGTGCCATTTTGGATAGATTACTGATTCAACTCTGCCACGTGACCAATCTTTTGAATAAACATAATATTCACCTCCACTACTATTTCTAATTGACGACGGGTCTAACCTTTCATAAAAGATTCTACCATTTATATTTTTTATCAAAACAGTTACTCGTCGGTGGATAATAAAATCACGAGTTAAGTGACCAAATAGTTTTCTGAGTTTATTTGTTTTTTCAAATGTCAAAGTATCAATTAAGGATTTCCCAGTTTGTTTTTGGTCCCAATGCCATCCACCACCGATTGTAGCACCATGGATAAAGTCAATAATTGCACCATGAAGCGGACTCGAATAGTACATTTGATTTAATAGTTGTGGATAAAGATTATCTAAACCAAATAAAACATATCCACTTGCAGTGTAATAATCATTTACATACGGCAATGATAAGTTTCCGGATGGTAATGGCGTAAAACTTGTTGAGTAAGCCATAGATCGATATCCGTTGTAATCACTTACTGATTGAACAACAGGTTTTGGTTTTTTACCAAATTGCATTCCAAATATTTTCATAAGAATCTTTTATTTATTTATTACAAGTAAACACTTGGTCCTGTTGTACCGTCTACAGCTAAATCATAAATTGGGTCTATCAAATCTAATAGACCATAAACCAACATTGTAGTTTGGTAAACAGGTTCTGTTACAGTAAAAGGTGCAATATTAGTCCAGTCAACTGGTCCTGTTGCACCATAAATATTTACCATCCACTCACCTGGTGTTAAATTGATTGGCGTACCTGCAGTTGCACCTGTACTGCCTGTTGTACCTGTAGTACTATGAATTAAATCAAAGTAAGTATATCTACCATTAATGAATGTTCCTGTTCCACCATCCCAATATCGAATTGGATAAACTGTGGTGTTTTCAGGAATCAATTCAAACAGATAAGTATATCCAGACGGACTTAAAGGCCATAGTTGTGCAACTATTGGGTTTGTGTTATTAATGTCTACGTATAGCATATTTATATGAAAAAAAGGCAGTGCAGAATTGCTCCACACTGCCTTTTGTTATTTTTTAAAAGTCTTCTTACACGAACAATCCGTCAACTATTAAATCTTCAGCATCTGCTTGTGCAACACCGCCCATCAAATTTAAGTTTTCAGCAATTAATGTTATAGAATACTTAGAACCATCAGCCTTAGCAACGCCTGAGCCTTCTCCAGTTGCAGACAATTGTAGATTTTCACACAACCACCACAGGTTATTGCTATCTTGAATAAGTGCACCTAAATAACGTTGGCCTTCAGCCAAGATTTTAATTTTTGCAGATTTTGCTGCTTCTCTACGAGTGAATATCATATTTAAAGTAGTAGTTACAAAAGTACTACCATTACTTAAATCAATATTTGTTTCTTCGGTATATCCTGAATTATTTCTTGTGAACTCAAATGCAACAGGAAGGTTAGCACCAGGAACTCCACCAGCTATATCATATGCTGTCCAAAAATATGTAGTGGTGTTAAACACACTAGTAACTGGGTCAACATCTTCCATATCCCAAAGATATAGTTTCTGGATTCCACCCATATTATTGTCGCAAGATTTAGTTATACCGGTGATTGTATTACAAATTGCCATATTTAAATTATTATTATTTTTATAAAAAAATGGGGGTTATATTTCAAACCCCCTATTTATTAAGAGTAGAATACGATTTGAGCAGGATTCACGTAGTGGAATCCAACTTTCAAATTAGTACGAGTTCTAAGAACTGGTTCAGCAACAGTATCTTCAAGGTTAATTGCCTTAAGTGCTTTTCCATCATCTTCACCGTCAAAAGCATAAATCAAATTATCTTTAACAGTTAATACCATGGTGTCATTTGCCATTCCTTCTTGAACAACAACTTTGATACCCAAATATGTGAGCGGCAGGGCCTGAGTTACATAAGTTTGAGTGTTACCTTGTGCAGCAGCCAATAGGTAAGCAGAAGCTACATTAGCAGAAACAAAGAAACGAAGTGCACTTGTTTTAAACTTACAAGCAGGTGCTAAAGCATTGTATACTTTATCCATTTGTGCTAATACATTAGAAACAGTAATAGGAGTATTAGCAACAGGAACGATGTCAGGGTCAGCAGCTAATTGAACATTATAACCATCACAAAGGTCAAGGTAAGTACCTGAACCACCTGTGGTGTCTCCCTGCCATCTTAGGATAGAAACTTCTTCTTGGATTTCGTTTGCCATTTCATCCCAGTAGTAAGCCATGAAACTAGGAACAGTCCAATTACCATTTGAACCTTTAGCCATTTGTAATGAAACAAAAGAACTTTCAAGGTCGAAACGACAAATTTCTGCCATTGCAGACAAAGAACATACGTCAATATCTTTTGCATCAAGTGGTGCAGTACCAGCTGTGAAACCACAGTTTGCTGGAGCCAAAAGATCATTAAATACTACATTGGCGATTTTTGTAGCAGATTTTACGCCGGGGATTGTACGGAAATTGTCAACTACATCTTCAGTAATATAACATTTTGAGTAAAATTCCTGTGGATTTGGGCAAAGTAATGCGTTAGCTTGTACTTCCAAATCAAATTTCAACTGTCTATTCATTTTTATTCAATTTTTTTTTAATTTATTAATATTTACGTTTAATAAAGTTTTTCTGAACGTCTGCAAAACGTTGGTGCGCAGACAATTCAACTGGGGTTTCAGTTACAATTTCGGTGTTTCCTTGCATTGCCAAAATGTCTGCTTTAAGTTGAGCAATTACATCGTATACTTCAGTAAGTTTCTCATTAACAATAGCTTCGCAAATAGTTGCAATCGCAGTTTCATCAAGAATGTGCTCTTCCATTTTTTCTTCGTTTGGTACATTACTTGTGTATTCTTCTTCTATTTCAGGATAACTACCACAACCACAACAGCCTGCGCCATTAAGTTCTTCAGCTACCTCTTCTTTAATTTCAATGACTACTCCGTTTTCAACAACATATAATTTGCCATCTACTAAGTACTCGCCATTAGGTATTTTCATTTCTTCCATTTGGATTTCATTTTTTTTATTTATTGAATACAAACCAAAAAGACCTTCAATTGAAAAACCTAATTGGTCATTTTTTACAATATTATTATAGTATGTATCGTCTGTAATTTGAGCAGTTATCATCAGTGTCCCAACAGGAACAGACATACCAAATTTTGAATAACTTTTATCAATTAAACTATCTTCAACAATCCAAGCTTCTAAAACGTATGCAGGAACAGGGTCATTCTGATTATGCTCAATATTAAATGCTACAGTAGCATTGCCTTTTGCAATGGATTCCATAAATCGAGCATGGAGTTTTTCAATAACTTCTTTTGTAAATTCTACATAGTATTCTTCCCCACCATCATTTCTATATATCGTTTTCGGAATCATGGCCGGAGCTGTAATTCTCTTTTTAAGATTATCACCAAACCACAATTGTTTGTGTTCCGAAAATGCCAAACCTTTTAACTGTACCGCAGGATTGACCGTAAAGGCAATCATATCAATACCTGTTTCATTATTATCATCAAGTACTACCTCATATACAGGTAACCCATCTATAGTTTTTCGTTCCATATAAATATTGTATACTTATTTTTAAAAAATACAACTTTCTTTAACTAAATATATAATCTATAAAAAAATTCATTAAAAATTATGATTAAATTGCACAATTACACAATTCCAACCGATTTATCTGAAATTACTTTGAGCCAATGGTTAAAGATTAGCCATATTATTCAAGAGGACCATAATAATTGGATTCAGAAATATTTTCAAATTTTGGAAATATTAAATGTCCCAGACAGTGTCTTAGATTTGATAACTGATTCAGAATTATTCCAATGGATTATTGAATTTAATAAAAATGATGCAAAAGCTCTGGCTATTCGTAAATCAATCACAATTGAAGATGAAGTATTTTTTGCTTACCAAGGTGATAATTTTGAATTAAAGGCTCGTGACATTCTATATATTGAAACCGAAATAACCCAGGACGCAGATTTATCAAGAATAGTTGCAATTATATTTAAATCAAATAACCCTGAGATTAAATCTCATTATAGTAATGAAGAAATCTCCAGAAAAGCTGCATTGTTTATCGACCAACCTGCAAGTTTTTTTATTCCTTATTTAGTTTATGCAACAGACGGTCTTATAAATAAATTAAACATAGCAAATGGCAAATCAATTACCAAGTAGTTGGAATTCTATTACCTTAAATCAGTGGTTAGAATGGATTGAAATACAAAACGACCCAGATGTAATTAGTAAAGATTTTGAATTACTTGCATTTTTTTATGATATTACACTTGATGACCCATATTTTGACCAAGGATTAGATGTAATTATAAATGATTTAAAAACTCTTTATTGGTCAAGGATTCCACCTAAAGGGCAGTCATGGTCAAAATGGGGTAAATGGTCACCAATTGGATTAAATGAGTTATCACTTGGTGAATTTATTGATATTGAACATTATCTAACTGATTATAACAATTGGGCAACTATAATAGCAATTCTATCTAGGCAAACAAAGGAGGATGAATGGGGTAATATTATTTACGAACCTTATAAATATCAACCTACTGAACGAGCTGATGAATTCCTAACTATGCCAATTACTTATGCACAATGGGTTATTGATAGTTATAAAGGATGGCAAAGTGATTTTTTAGAAAAATATAGTTTGCTTTTTCACAATCCTGAAGATACATTGGATGAAGAATCACCAGAAGAAACAGGTAGGGAACGACTTGACGCCGTTGCAGCATCAAAAAAACAAGCAATTGCAATCAAATGGAGTTGGGAAAAGCTGCTTTGGGATTTAACAAGTGGTGATATAACAAAAATGGAATCACTTTTAATGACTCCAGTTATTTTGGTATTTAATATTTTGGCAATGAGGCAATCAATTGGTAACTAATTATTCACCGTTAAAGGTAATAGTTAACTTAGGATTCCAATTAATAGTTTTTCCTAATTCATTATTTATTTTAATTATTAACCAAGACTCTAAGAGTAATGATAAGGCGTCTTTAAAACCTTGTGTTTCCACCCAAGTTTCTACTATGTTATATGGTTCAATCAAAAATTTGATGTAATCTTCACTTTTGACGTCCATAAGAACAACATCAGATTTGACGTCTACATAAACAATTATACTATCACGCAATTTACCTGTGTTTACAAGGCCTAATTGCGTGATAGTTTGCTTTAGCGAGTTAGTTAATAAAGAATTTTGTTGCACTAATGTGGATAATTTTTAATACCAGAGTAAATCAATTCAAAAATATCTAATATTTGTGTTCTTTTATTAACGTATCCGGTGAAACCTTTTAGTTCTTTAAGGGCATTAACCAATCGGGCTTTTTTCTTTAAAGTTAAACCAAGTAAAATATCTTGAACTGATATAGTATATTCTAAATCAACTTCATAGTGGTCGTTAATTGCTAATTCAATAAATCTTCTTTGAAGATGCTTCCAATCTGAATGTTTCATTTAGTATTATTTAATTTCTTCTTTAATTGGCCAATAATACATATTCCTGCCGTCGGACGTACATCGCATTTTTATAACAGTTTTTGGTGTTGGTTTAGGTTTTGGCATAAATAAGTTACAACCTGCAGTCCAAGTGTTTGATAAAAATTGTTTCATTACGGCTACAAATTTCATATTAAGTTAATTTTTTTATATTATAGTATTCTAAAAAACAAGGCTGGTAAGTTATTTGTACCTGTTGTGACAGCACCCGCAGGGAATGTAGCTGGCAATGTTGTTGAGTAAGCTGCCGCAACTTGTAATCCAGTTGGTAAGAAATTACCTGCCGCACCTATATCTAATGTACCAATTACTGTATTGTATAAGTTTAATCTATTATGTCCAGTATAAGCGCCCGACGCACTATTAGAGTTATGAGCCACAAAGTATGTTCCTGCACTCAATGTTAAACTTATATTCTGAGTTTGCACTGTATTAATCGCTCCTGTAAATTCAGTTGAATTAAATAATTTACCATTTGGATATCCATTAGCTAGAATACTGTATATTGCAAAAGTTATTCTTGCTGTTGCGTTAGTAGTAGTAGTCCTCATTAATATTTGGTCAATAGTTACATTTTTTTCAATCGTAATATAATAACCTCTGACAAAATTTGTGGTTACCACTCCATTTATTATATTATTTGTATAGTTTTGAACAAAACTTTGAACAGTAGTGGTTGGATATAATGTAAATCCCGAACCTGTTCCACCAGTTGCCCCTGTATTACCCGTTGGTCCGGTGACACCTTGGATACCTTGAGGTCCTGTATTACCCGTTGGTCCAGTAACACCTTGGATTCCTTGAGGTCCTGTATCACCCGTTGCTCCATTATATGCTGATTGAATAACTGAAACAATAAGAGAAGGTATTGTAGGATGAACTGGAGGTACTACACTTGCAGGCAACGTATCTATATGAATATTGGCATTATTTGTAGCCCAATATATTTCAAAGTAATCTCCAGCATTAGCTTGGATTAACCAATCCCAAGCAGGTACTACATATTTTGCAGAAGATGTAATAATGACACTTGTAGCTGTGTTTGGAACATCTACACCATTTTTACGCAACCAAATATCAACTTCATTCCCAGAACCACCACCACCAATATGATGTAATTGTGCTGAAAATTGAATATCATAAATCCCAGTTTGTGCAAATGTGATTTGTGTATTGCCAACTATACTTATTCCATTAGAAAAAGCATTGGTATTTAACAGCATTGCAGTTGGTGTGTTAATTAATGCAGTTTGGGTAGTAGTATCGTAAGCAGAAAGATGGTAACCAGTAGCTCCACCTGCTCCAGCAGCACCTGTAGGACCTTGTGGTCCCGTAACACCATCAATACCTGTAACACCTTGAGGACCTTGTGGCCCAGTTGCTCCGGTTGCCCCGGTCGGACCTGGAACAAAAGATTCAAGACCTATCCAGGCATTTCCATTCCATTCCCAAACATCACCATTCGGACTTGTGTATAATTCACCTATAAAACTAGGTATCGGCCAATTTATCATTTTATATTGTTATAGTTATTTTATAAATATCCTGTAATTAAATCCAAATATTTGTCTTTTCTGGCTTGCGTAAAAAGTCGTGGGTCAGTTTGCACTGCATTTAAAAGTATTTGTACTGATTTAATATCACCTAATGATGCTAATTTTTCAATGTTATCAAACTCAGATAACAATTGTAAACTCTCACTTGGTGTAACTGCTGGAGTAATCAATCTATTATCCAATAAAAACATTTCTATTAACGTTGCACCAAAATTTATATCATTCAGAAGTTTTTCTTCAGGTGACACAGGTGTAATCTGAATATCAGTTGACAATTCAACCGTATATCCTGAGCCTAAGTTAGTTAAAGTCCATGACTCAGCAGCTTGTAAGTCACTAAATAATTGATAAGTAGCCCAAGCAGCTTTCGATATTTTATAAGTATCCATTTTTTATTTATTTTTATTTTATATTTTTATACTATTCTAAAAACAACATGAGGTGTGTTAAATCCACCACCAGCACCAGTTACCGTTACTGGATATGTATCCCAATTTGACGGTAGACTACCTGAATAAGTAAGACTTTTGAACAAAGCGCTTCCATTAGCTGTATTGGCATTACCTTGTGCAAAAACCGCCACAGGTGTACCAGAACCAACTGACCTAAAGTTTGCAGCAGAACTGCTATTCCAAGCTACATAATAAACTCCAGCTTGTAGTGAAATCGGTGAAGGTAAAGTCCAAGTTTGTGCAGAAATAATACCATTGTTGAAAGGACTTGATGTATTAGAGAATAAAAGATTATTCGGAACTCCATTTATGTTATCATATAAACCAAAAACACTATTACCAGCTACCGCAACACCTATGAATATACTAATTTGGTCAATAGTTACACTCTTTCTGATATAAATTGGACTGATACCAAGTTGATTTGTAAGTATCACTGCATTTATTAGTCCAACATTTGTAACATGGAATGAATGATATGAACCTAGTACTGGTGAAGTATAATAATTGAAGTTCATATCACCTGCAGGCCCAGTTGCTCCAGTTGCCCCGGTTGGTCCAATCATATTCAACGGTGTTACCCATTGTTGAGTAGTTCCATCGTCAACATAAACATATAGATTTCCTAAATCGCTATCAAACCAAAAACTACCAGGTGTTATTGTCCCAGTTGGCGATGTATCTTGAAAGAAAAATGGATAAGGTCCTGTCGGTCCTGTAACACCTTGTAGTCCAGTATCTCCGGTTGCGCCAGTTGCGCCAGTATCGCCTTGCGGTCCTGTAACCCCATTGATACCTGTTACACCTTGAGGTCCGGTTGGACCTGTATCTCCAGTTAATCCAGTTGCACCAGTAACACCATCAATGCCTTGTGGTCCTGTATCACCTGTAGGGCCTTGAACACCTTGGATACCTTGTGCCCCTGCGACACCTTGTACTCCTTGCGGACCCGTATCACCCGTATCACCTGTAACACCTTGAATACCTTGAGGGCCAGTTGGTCCTGTAACACCATCAATACCTGTAACACCTTGAGGACCCGTTGGACCTTGTGGCCCGGTCGGTCCTGTTGGCCCAGTAAACGGTGAATAATCAATATCAAATATTGGTGTTAAAACAACAGGTGGGCTGCTAAATGGAATATCACAAATTGTAGATGTTTCCAATTCAACTTGGAATGTCATTGTCCAACCAACATAACGGTCTAAACCACTATTGTTTATTGGTATACAATTACTCGCAGACAGCAACTCAATACCAGGCAAGTCGCCTTCCTTGAGCCATTTATGTAAGTCACCAACAATAGCGTGTGTTTCACTTAATGTATCATTTATGTCTACACGGTCTTCTCTTGGTATTGCAACAACGATAGCATTAAAAGTAATCAATACAATATCAGTTCCTGGGTCTTGATTAAAAACACTGCTATTTGGAACAATATAAAGGATTGGGTACGCGCCATCTTCAGTTGAAAACGACGGCATTTGTTCTAAGAAATCACTTTTAAAACGTCTGATTTGCAAGTGAGCATTTGCAAATGATTCCAACACATTTAAAAATGAAAGATAACTACTTATCATTGAATAGCGTTTATTTTATTTATCACTGTATTATAATTCAGAATTTAAAGCATAATTTAGATTTCTATTCTGAACTGCAGTGATTTCTGTTTCTGAAACGGTTGCGATTACTCTTAATTGTCCACCAGGTCCCATCACTGTTGTATTTGATGTTGCAGCAGACACATTGCCTGTATTTGCTTGACCAAATAGATTTAAACTTGGTGTTGCTGCGGCACCAGGTGTTGAGATTGCACCTGCTGCAGAACTTGCATTAGGTGCGGCAGGAGCAGCTCCACCGCCTTCAAAACGAGTTGACGCAATCCTAGCAATGTTTAATGCACTAGTTGCAGCAGCAAATGCTAATGATGCAATACCTGCCGGGTTTGGTACAGGTCCAATTGCAATAGGCGATTGTGCTAAAGAAGCTGTAATTGCTTTATACCCATCCATTACAGCTAATGATAATTGAAGTGCTTTATTAAATAGAAACTGTTTTTTAGCAACTTTTATTTCTTCTTCAGAACCTTTTTTAAGATTTCTTCTTTTATTATCAAATATCAAATTACCAAATCCAATAATAATATCCGCAGATTGTTTTGCAAAGGCAGCAGCTTTTTCAGCATCTGTTGCAAGTTGTTTTATTTCGTCCTGCCTTCTTTGAAAACGAGTTCTAAAATCTGCTTGTTCAACATCTGCAACTGCTTTTAAACCCAGTTTCTGGATATCAGTTTCTAAAGTAGACTGAAATTTCTTTTCTTCAAGATTTATTATTGCTGCTTTACTTACGTAAGCATAATAATCATCTTCTAATTTTTTACGTTTTTCAATATTTTCAGCTTTGAGAATCGTAATACCATTTTCAGTAATACCTAAATTTTTTGCATATTGAATTTGGAATTGTTCAATAGCATCTATTGCTCGTAATTCAGCTTCAAATCTTGCAGTTGACGCATCTTCTGTAACAATAATTTTTGCCCTTTCAGACTCTTTTAATAACTCAAGATTCTTTCGTATTCTTTCATTTTCCTTTTCTTGATTTACTTTAGCTTGTTCTTGTGCTTTTTTTCCATCTTCTTCTAATTTAGCTTTTTCTGCTCTATCTAATTTGGTTGCTTCAGCTCTAATCTTTGCTTGTTCAATAATGATCTTAGCATTTAAGGTTGCATTTTTTTGTTGAACAGTAGCTATTTCTTTTTCAAGATCTATTTTTTCTTTTGCACTTAATTTTTCTGTTTGAAGTGCATATTTTAATTGGTCAACACGAGTTGCGTTTAATCCTATTTCAATTTCAGCATCTTTAACTGTTTGTGCAGCTATTCTTTGTCGGATTGCTAATAATTGTTTATCGCTATCACCTCTTGCTTCAGCTAATATTAATTCTTCTTGTAAGACGGCATTAGTGATAGTAGCTGTAAAATTTAATGAACTTAAAGCTGATTCATATTCAGCTACTTGTTTAGCAGAATCTGCAGCAGCATCACCATTTAATCCAAAGGATGAGGTTAATGCTTTAAATCCATCAATAATTGGTTGAAGAATAGCTTGTATTGCATCTAAAATAGGTTGAAGTAATCCTAATGAACTTAATAAAGCGCCAAAGCCAACAACAACAGCAGCTATAACACTTGCAATTAAAAATATTGGATTTGCTTTTAATACATTACCAAATGCTTGGAATGCTCCAGACGCACCTTTAACCACAGGACCTAAACCTGATAAAGCAGAACCAAATATTTGTGCTGTTCTTGCAGTACCTGCAATTGCTTCACCAAATCCGGTGATTGCACTTAAATTTTTACCAAATGTTGTTCCTAATGCTTTATCAATACCACCAAGGATTGGGTTTAAAGATGCAAACCCTTCTCCGACCTTTCCGATAGCTTCACCGTAATTGGTTTTAAATGTTTTACCTTTTTCAGTAGCATCTTTAATTTTATCTGAATATTTTTGTACCTTTTCGGACAAATTAGAAAACCCATCTGGGATATCTTCACCTGTGTTTTTTAAGTCATTCAACCCTTCATTTGCCTGATTAAGTATTTCGACAAATTCCCGTATCGGTTGGTTATTAAATTCTATATTGATTGCCATTAATCTAGATTTTTATTTTGGGACCTGTAATTTTTACAAGTACATTGATATTCGCCAATTGCAACACCTTGTTTGTATGC